ATAGCTTACACATTATAGTATAAGCTATTTTTATTCATTTAACAGGTGTATATTTTACCACTCTTCGAAAGCAAATACACCGATAATATACATATTACTATTTGCCATAATTTGAACGTGTACATATCCGTTAGTATCAATTGTTACATTCGCAAGATTTATTCTGTCAAAATATCCCTCTGCATAATAACCGATGGCGTTAATACCAATACGCCCTAAGTCTATTGTCTTTGATGGCGTTGGTATATTGTTAGGCAACTTCATTGCGATATCATTTTTAGTGATTGCTGTTTGTGTAGATAAATCAACATTAAAAGCAATTTCGTTAAGCTGTCTGTTAAACATTACTTTAGCCGAATTAGCGGTAACATTGTTGTTAATGTTTGTACAGGTATTCCAACCGCTATATTTAGCACCATCAATTTTAATATTCGCGTTATTAGCGTTCTGCATAGCATTATTAGCTGTTACATTTGCTTTATCCGCTAATTTTTTAGTGTTGTTAATTTCGCTGTCTTGTGCGGAGTCTTTATCTTGCAAATTTGAAACAGTACCTTCAACTGCTCCTACTCTACCCTGCAAAGCCGTTACATTTGTGTTTGCCTGTTCTGCTTTAGCTACTGCACTTCCTGCATTTTGATTAGCCGTTGTTGCTACGCCATTCACATCATGAATAGCTTTATCAATTTTTGACATATCACCGTTATAGTCCTGTAAATATGTCGGTTTGTCTGTGCCAATGTACTGACTTAAGTTATAGTAAGTTGTTTTATCTGTTGAACTCATTTTTATACCTCCTAAATTATACTCTTAATATTGTATTAGCGTTGCTGTCAAAAATGTAAGCGCTTACATTTTTTGATTCGAATTCGGCAGCCGTTAATAATAACCCATCAAAATTACTTGCTGTGATAGGGTTATTGAAATGTAACTCAGCTAACTTATTAACCACATTCTGATAAAAAGTATATTCTCCCGTAAACGGGTCATGCATATATAAGTTGCTGTCAACTCTGAATCTTTTTGCACCGTATAAATCAAAATCATACGCTGATAGATATAATTTGTCAAACTCAGTGCATGTCAGATTAAGTGAATCAAACTCGATGCACGTTAGTGCAAAATATCTCAAACTGTCGTATAAATCAGACAACGCCATATTTAAATTTGTATAATAACCCTTTACAGGGTTTAAAACTATAATATGGTCTGGTACATAACTTTTAATGAAATCATAAACTTTTTCTACTTCATCATTTATATACTCTCTTGTTTCGCTGTTAAGTTTATAAATCAATACATTTAGTTCACTTATTTTTAGTGATAAATACGTGTTGACATCATCAATTTTTTTATCCAGTTCATCATCTTTTGCTGTCATATCCTCACGTATTTTATTATTGATATCGTCAATATATTTTCTTGTATTGGTATTTAAAGTGTCAACATAATCTCTTAAAGCGTTCACTTTTTCATCGGTGTACTTTTTATAACTATCAGTGAAAGTGTTCAGCGTTTCAATGCACTCATTGACTTTGTAGCCGATATAGCACAGGCATTCATAATAACTCTGCTTATTACTGTATACACTCGGTACATCACAACATAGTAATGGCATCAAAGGCGTTAATTCTTTTGCCATTTTATCATCTCCTTTTTTACCATACTTTTAAAAACAAATCTCTGCAAGCTTCTACAAGTTCTCGATTGATATTTTGTATTTGCTCACGATATTCTGCTATTGCTTCACTGGTTGATTTTCCTCTTAATCCTGTCTCTTTTGTTTCTCTGTCTCTTTTGCTGTCTTTGTTGTCGTTTCCCGCATGGTTATTTTTTGCCGTTGTTTTAGTGTTATTGACGGTTTCGCCCCTACTCATACTACTAGCGTAGTCTTGTGTGGCAACTGTTACCTGTGGGTTATCGCTGTCAATATTTTGGTAATTTTGGCTGTTTTTTATCTCGCTTTCTCCTGCATCTGTTGAGTTAGTCGTTGTTTTTTCGTTTTCTTTTTCTGCTTCTGTAATTGTTGTATTTATATTTGTAAAAGGGTTATCATGTTGTATAGCATCATACAATTTCGTATAATACGGAATTAATTCATGCATTTTTGTAATAAAAGCGGTTTTCCACATTCCTAGAGTTTCAAAACCTATATAATTATTCCAATATCTTAGTAAAAAATAAGTTTTAAATTCGTCCAAGTCTTTTACATTATTAGAATAAAAAGGAAAATCAAAGTCAAAAAATTTGTTTTGTGATTTATCAATTATTTTTTGTACTGATAAATCAATATTCCATAATTCCTGTGACGGGATAAAGCTTTCACAAATATCTTTAATAGTTGTCGTGTATTTACTCAATTTCGTCACCCTCTTTTCCTTTTTGCATATATTTATCTGGTATATATCCATTTACCATAGTGGGCAGTTCACTGTTAAAATCAACCGTAACATTAAGCCCCCATAATTTGTTTATGGTATTTGCACACCTTCTTCTTAATGTCAGTCCTACATTTCTGTTGGCTTCAATTTGTCCGTTGTTCCCCGCCGTTTCACCTGTGACAAGGCGTTCACCTTTTTCTACAGGGTTGCTTTCATATCCTAAAGATGTCAATATTTGTGACCATAAATCCCTCAATTCCTGTTCACACTTGTCCACAATATAAGGTGCCCCCATGTTCAAAGCTTTAATATCTTTTAAGTTTAACGAGTCTGAAACTTTTAAAACAGGCAAATAATTGTTATACATTTCGCCTAGTATTTCAAAGCTCATTTTTTCATTGTCTGATGAAGAAAGTACAACGGGCGTGCGTTGTGCGTACATATTAATATTTTTCGTTTTCCATGTATTTGCCATAGCATCTGCATACATTAATGCCTTATAATAGTATGGCATTGTAGAATAATTATTCCATAAAATACAACTATTTTCCTTACCGTATTCTTCTACATATCCGTTCGCTGTGTAAGCAATTCTATCTTGTGGTATATTATAGATATCTGGCAGACCAGATAATGAAACTTTCATAAATGCGTATCCTGCTATTTCATCTTTTATAAATACACCTAACCCATGCCAAAACAGCGTTTGTTCAATATACATGGGTAAAATTTCTTCTGGTAAATTATTCCATTTGTATCTATTTACAAATATATCGAAAATATCATAAAAATATATAGACTTTATTGTTTCAAAGTCGTCTTTTATATTTTTATTTATATTTCTCTCAAAAACCCTTGACGGATTTCTCATTATTACACCCCCCTCTTTAATTGTTGGATAAACCGTAATTTCCTATATCATCAGTGTGCCACAATGTTACGCCAATGTCAAATATATTTCTTAATTTTTTCAACTGGTCTAAATCAATATTTCCAGTAAATCCACAATGAGAAGTTTTTACATAGTTCCAATTAGAACGAGAATGTAAGTAAGGTGTCGTTATCTTATTAATCGGATAACCAAATTGCTCGAAAAAACTATCTGCCATTTCTGCAAATTCTCTTTTACACGACATTTCATAAAAATCAACACCGCATTCTTTTATTCCTGTCATTACGTTTTCCGATAAAGCTTTTCCATGTGTAACACCTGAATTTCTCGCTCTGTCCGTTTGATTTGCCAGCATACCCAAAGCATCCCAAAAAGCAGAAGTTGTTTTACCTGCGCCGTTAAGACCCCCTTGCAGACTTCCACCAGCCAGTCCTGCTATAGATGTGCCCAGCCCTATTGTAGAATCAACGCCGGTATGAATTTGAGACAATGCGATAGAACTTTTATTTTGTGCTAACCATGCTCGATATGTATCAGAAGAGAATGAACACATCGGGAATGAAGAATTGATTAACGCTTCATTCATTAAACCGTGCTCTAAATTTTCACGGGTTTTATAATTTTTAGGTGCTGTTAATACCTGCGGTAGCGTTGCAATAGTTCCATAACTGTCAAATTCTATTGATTTGTCACGATTATAACTATATTCATATCTATATATATGCGTATTTCCTTGGTTATTGTCCGCAAGGCAATATAACCATGGATATGAATATAATTTTTATTTTTTGGTTTGTAACCCTCAAATGCATTATCGGATATTTGCATTGATGTGATTTTAGGCCTTAGTTCTTTACCGCCTAATGCATTAATGCATAATTTCGGTGCCATAAACAACCCGATAACAGCATCTTGCGCACCTTGTTCGTTATATTCTTTCAATAGTGCGTTAATTTGTTCCAGTCCATCGTTTGTGGTCACGTCGTAGTGTCCAATACTGCCCCAGCAATAAACCCCGTTTTCTACACGGCCATCGAACCAGCTCTGCTCTACTGTACCTCTTGTCACAAAAACGCAACAATCAGTTGGTGTTAAATTTAATTTTTTATGACGTGATACAATGGTTTCTCCCGCTTCTAAATTAAGCGGTACTAAATTAGCACCAATACCATCTTCACGTCTAGGGATATGATGATATTCCACAAAGCAAGGCTTGATATTTACATCATAAAAATTGTTCTGAAAAACGTCCAATGAAAAGTTGATTCTAGTTGTTTTTTCAGATGCCCACTCTATTGAATCAATAAAACAAAATACCCACTCGTTAGAAATGCCTGTATTCTGAAAAGCTAAATAGTTTAAATTTAATGCTTTCATTTCTGTAAACGGAACACGGATATTATAATTTCCTACACGTATAGGTGCAAGGTGCGATAAATCAATACCGTTAATATGTTTGCGGTAAGATTCTAAATGGTTCAATAAATCCTCTTTTGAATTGTACAATCTAACGTGCTCATATTCGTCAGACCATGGCACTCCGCTGTACAATCTTAATTTTGTTTCGGGGCTGCGTGGTGCAACCCCTCCCTGTGACGGTAAATTTATCATAGATAAATACCCTCCCTGTTAATTATGATGCTTTTGTAAAGCTGGCTGTCTTTGTGATAGTCTCGTTCGGCCGGTAAATCGCTTTCAACACGATAGTTCCCGTTTCGTCTGCACCTGTATGTAACAAGTGTGTGCCAGGGATAACATATGTCTTAGCAGAAGTTGCACCACTTTCCACCTCAAGCGTTATTAAATTCTGATGATAGGTTCCTGTTCCACCTGTGACAGCGGTTTCTACTTCTATTGTCTGTCCTGCTGTGTATGTTCCTTCTGTCACCGATAAAGTAGGTTTATCAACAACTTTATCAGTTGTAAATACTCGAATTGGATAGAACGGGCTTGCACTGACCATTTCAACTTGTGTATAGAAGTAGTTCCAAGATAATACGTTCGCAAGTCGCTGGTCTGTCATTTCTTTGAACTGGTCTCGCACGTTAAAGAATCGAACATCACAGAGAACGCCCTGTATTGCATCATCCGCAAATTTGTCTACAATTACTGTCTGAACGGCTACATCTGCTTTATCCATATGGAACGCATACGCTAAAGCATCTACGCTAATCTGAGCGTTGACCCCAGGCGTTGTAATCCAAATAAGGTTAGCTGGCAGAGCGTGAGAGGTTGCTCCCGCTGGATTGTTTTCTGGTAACGGAAAACCAAACTCTCCGACCGCTCTTTTTACCTCAATCAATAATTTTTTCGCTGACGCTTCATCAATAACCGCATCAACGGTCACTGCTGGAAGCACCTCTTTTTCATATCCAGCATTAATCAAATCACGCATAGCAAGGTATTCATCCCAGTTCGCGCCTGTGACAGCACTCTCCATTTTTGCCATAATCATGTCCCGTATACCGTACTCGCTCGTAAAAGCTTTTCTCAAGTTGTCATATGTAATCGTGACAGGGTACTGGATTTCAAGATTTACATTGTGGAACACGCTCATGATATAAGACTGGTATTGCTGAAAAGCAAATTTAAAATCTGCCTGCGAATCATATACACGGCCCTTACACATATTTATATAAGTTTCTTCGTGTGTTTCGCCATACCGCATAGGTTCTTTTTTGAAACGTGCTAATGGATTTCTCCACGCAATACTGTCCACAGTCTGCATACCGATACGGTTAATTAATGCTGGGACAATTTCATTTCTAACAGGCGCATAATTCAGAATATTATCATAAACATTCTGTAAATTGTCTGAAACTTCTAAGGGTAAATGATTCTGCACCTCAAAAGAAAGTTCCTGTCTTACTGCTTTTAAAATATTTGTATTTGTTACATCTGCCATTTATTACAGCACCTCCTTATTCTGTCTTACCGCTAAAATCCAAATCTTCTACGGCAATTTCTTCTGTTTCATTTTTTGGTTCGCCTTTGTTTCCTGTGTTAGTGGCAGATTCTTTCATGCGGTCTTTAAAGCGTTTTTTGTACTCGCTTTCAAGTTTGTTGTATTTATCTTTCCATTCGCTGTCGCCCTCTCCGCTTCTTTCGATTTCATAATTCTGTAAAAAGTCAATAGCATCTCCGTGTTCTTCAACGTCTGCCACAGCATCAATTAATTCGTTTAAAGCTTCCTTAAAATCCATATAATATTGTTACCTCCTTTTTATTTAATATCACCCTTTTACACTTTTCATTATATCACCCTTTTACACTTTTCATTATATCACCACGGCAAGAAAAAGTAAAGAGGTGTTTTTGTTTTTCTTAAATGAGGGTGAATTGGATAGGGTGACAATGTCTGCAGATACGCATACCATTTTAACGCATTCTGTTTTCTTTCTTCTTCTTTTTCCACCCCGGCACGTTCAAAATTTTTAAGGAATGCAGTGGCTAGATAATCGGGTGATTTTGTGGATTTTCGAAATTCTCCCCATGATATCGGATATGCAGAAGTTTCTATCCATTGACCACTCTTTTCGGTTTCTTCGTCTAACCATACACATTGGTAATATCCATCCGAAATATCATAGCCATGCGCGTTAGCCCAATCTGTATAGTTAGTTGCAGGTGTCCACTGAACAAGCCCATAGCCCCCGTTATAATTTCCCTCTTTTAACGATTGCCATAAACCAGGATTAACGGTTGATTCTATCTCGATATTGCCCAGCATTCCTGCTATTGCGTTCAATGTAAAATCTTTAAAGAACAACGTGCTATAAAAAACGTAGGCATTATTTTTCATTTCTTCATTCGATAAATAACGGTTTCCGTATATCCATTCAAGTGTCATTCCTCCACTATCACCATATCTAAATATTTTTGCCCATGTTGATGGTTTAGAAACATAAGAATTAATACTAACTTGTTGAGGTAAAGGATAATGTCCACTGTGTGCCCCCATTGTTACACCGCCGTTTCCTTCACCCTCCCCTGTATATACCATTTCAGTATGACCACTTCGCCATACAATATCACCTGACTGCCATGCGCTGTTTATATCTATTTCTTTAAAGCCTGCCTTTGTCAAATAATTAATTTCTGTCTTTGTAGTAAACCATGGATTAACAGTAAAAAAGCCTGATTCTGTTAGTGCTTTAGATATAAACGAACTACAATCATAATAAGTAATACCGTTCACGGTCTGCCCTCTTCTATACTGTTGAGAATAACCGATATTAGGTGCATTACACGCATTTATAGCCCATTGATACGCTACATTTATATTTGGCATTTTTATATACTCCTTAAAAATGTTTCACGTGAAACATTTGTATCCACGTGAAACACATCATAATTATTTTGTTGAATTTTTTTCATACGTTTCCACGTCTGAACAAACCGCGTGAAACACATCATAATTATTTTGTTGAATTTTTTTCATACGTTTCCACGTCTGAACAAACCGCTTGCAAAATCCTCAAATCCCATGGGGCTGTGTTATCGTAAGCATAACATGGCATTGGTCTGCCTGTGCTGTCTAAATGAATTTTTTTCAAGATTTCAAGACAAGCACCGTCTGTAATATGTCTTACCTTATCCCCATTGAACCAATACCAGTTTCCACTTTCTTTATCTTGAAATAGTGCATTCATTCCATTAATACCTCCAATCATATTATTTATAACATCGTTTGAATCATATTTATTTGTATAGTCTTTGTACACGTGGTTCACATCACATCTGCCATTAATACCGTCAACTCTCCCATTGCTGGAATACTGCCATATGTCTACATTATCCATTCCTAATGTATTTGCATAACGAGCAATCCATATATCGTACCCCCAGGTTTCACCAATGTAATTCTCGAACCATGATTTACTTGCGTAAATTCCGGCTTTATATCCGTTGGTCAGCATGGCATCGCAAAAGCGCTTTGCGTTGTATTTTGCCACATTTTGTGTACCTTTTTCTTCACTGTCAAAAAATACTGGCAGTGCTGGCGCGTGGCCTTTTAGCAATCTAAGACAGTGATTAATTTCACCCTCGATATTTGCTTTTGTTTTTGCGTATGAATAGAAATACACACCGTATGGTATTCCTAATCTTTCGCATTCATGAACATTTCGATACCATTGTTTATCATCTTGTGTTTCAATATTTTGACCGTACCCACAACGAATGATAATATAATCAACAACGTTCTTTAACCGTTCAAAATCAACAACCCCGTTATGTTCTGAAACGTCAACCGCTTTTTTAACGCCCATGTTTAATCCCCCCTTTTCTGTTCAAATGTATCACAGATTCTTTGGAGTGCTAATGTGTTGTTATTCAATGCTTCTGTGATATCTGACATTTCCTGCTTATGCGCTTCATTCAACTTCTCTAGTCGTTCATCATTTTTATCCTCACGATATTTAACGTACCACATAGAAGCAATAGCTACGACTGTTGGTACGCCTAACGTGTTAATCATTGTCATGATTTCATTCATATTATCACCTCCCTTTTTTTTATATGATAACACGTATGAAGATATTTGTAAATAAAAAATGTTTCACGTGAAACATTTTTCCACGTGAAACATAATGCACGTTGCAAAATAATCGAATCAAAGGGAGCGCAAAGCCAAAAATTGATATCAGACTGCTTGTCTATGTGCGTGTATATCAATTACAATGTTCGTATTATTTTGTGTGCAATATTATTGTACCAAAAATATATTAAGTTGTCAATGTTTCACGTGAAACATTAAAAAGATATCACATCAAATATCATATTCTTACACTCTAAATTTTCAAACAATAGTAAACCTCTGTTAAAATATTCTCGTAACATTGTTACAATATAATGAGTTGAATTTACACGAATAGCCGTATTGTCTATCACATCGTTTTTTGTAAAACATATTCGTGTAGGGAAACTTTCGTCTGCCCCTGTTGAGATATACATATAAGTGTCATATCTTCTTACATTATACATTTTTTCATTGAATCTAATTGTGCAAATATAACGTGACTGCCCTGTTGGTTTTCCAATTAAACAATCGTTGTCATTCAGATATTTATTTTCGCTTGCGTATTCATTATAAGATGCACCTTGAAAAGCCCGTGCAATACCACTTTCCTTATAAGCTGTTGATGCGTTTTCATTATAAGTTCGCTCAAATACCCACCCGTCACCACGCAAAAATTTAGTGTTATGTTTTAGCATTTTATTAATTCCAAATACACTATAATATGGGTTCAATAGAGATACAGTATTAGAAGCCATATAAAGCATGACTCTACGGCGTTGCTTTCCATGCCCTGCACTAATAGTTGTAAGCAACGATAAAAGCTTATTTACCTCATTTGTCAAATATACATTATCTTCATCTTGGTATTCGTCAAAAAATACAGAACGTATATTTACAAATAAACCACGCATTTTCTTGTATTTTCTTGCTGCCGATAACGCTAAACAATACCCGCATGGCTCTTCATTTAGATATAACTGTATAAGTGACCCGTTCATCAAACTCTTTTCAGTCATGACATACCCGTCAAATTTTTCAGATATATCACCAAAATATGTATCAGCACAATTCTTCATATCAACAACATTTCTATATAGATATATGAACTGGTTTTCCGGTCTATATTTATCCTTTAAAAAATCAGATACTTGCCTGCACTTAATCGAATAACTTTTACCCGCCGTTCTATTTCCATCTACAATATAAATATCGGGGGTTTTTCCGTTTTTATCTTTCAAGGTCAATAATCTATCGCAATGATAATAACCATCATTTTTCATTTTAACACCTCCAAATGTTTCACGTGAAACATTTTTATTAAAAAGAGGGGGTAGCATATTGCCACCCCATTAAGAAAGAAAAAATAAAACTATCTCGCATCGTTATATTATAAATTTGACACGTCTAATGTACAATTGATATAATCACGTCCTGCTTTTGTCTTTCCACTAATTTTAATAATAGAAAATTTTTCACCCTCCATTACATTTTCAATATCTTTCAAAGACTGTCTAAAGGTTGCAGACTGGCCAGAATATACTTTCTTGTCGGGTGTGATAATACTTATAATCTCATGTATGTCTCCGTTATCTTTAATGTCGTTAAAAATTAAATAACCGTCAACTGGAATAGATTTTCCATCCTCAATTTTATTTAATGGCTCAATGTCCGGTGCTGTGGTCATGAGATATTTTTCCACCTTTGTAAACTCTCTGCTCATTTCTTTAATTTCTACCATAATAATTTACCTCCTGTTTTTCCTGTTAATCTTCCTTTTTCATTTCCTTTAATTCTGCTTCGGTGACGATTTTTTCATTCGCAATCTCTGAATTTAATAAGAACTGTTCATCAGTCATGACGCGCTTTTCTAATTTGAATTTAATATCCAAAATAGAAACAACGTCACCTTTGTACTTCTTTTCGATTAAGATTTCTGCTTTGTCTCTTGTCTTGCAATTTGGAAGTTTTTCGTCAAAGCAATCTTTCTTAATTTCACCTGTCTCCTTGTCTTTGTAGATTCTTTCTACAGAAACTTCTGCTGTCACTAATGTTCTTGTAAACATCTTGTTTTCCTCCTTTTTTCTGTTTCTTTAAGTGTGAATTGTGATGTAATATATTTTATTTATTACATTATTATAATAACACAACAACTAAATATAGTCAAGTATTATATTATAATTTTTATATTTATAAAACATCTCCCCACTGTTTCGCCATTGCCTCAGCTACACCTAAATATGTCTTACTTCTATTCTTTGCCCTATCTTTCCCTGTATTAATCATATCTATACTATAAGTTGCTGTCTTACCTGTATGATACACATAGCTTTTTAATAATGGCTTAACGATTTTAGTGGGTTTTAACACTGGTAAACCTTTAAGCCACAAACAAGTGGTTTTTCTATATGGTTCTCCATACTCATAAGGTTGTATAATCTGTGTGGGTTTAATAGGAAATCCATATTTATTAGCTATATCAGGAAACCACTTAACTATATACTCTCCTGATATAATACCAACAGGGTTTTCTATAGCTATCTTATCACAATCAGCATTTAAAAATTTTGCAAAAAACTCTATAGACTCTCTCTGTCTACCGTCTATCCTCTTTTTCTCAAAATGTCTAGCACCTGACACTGCTAAATCTGTACATGGAGGGAAAGCTATAATCATATCCCACTTACCCACAACCTCATGTTCTACGTTGTCGCAAGTATAAAATTTACAATTACCGTTTAAGAGCGGTAATACATCAGCTTTTACATGCCACTCTGGACACCCTCCGCTACAATCAATAATATCGCATGAATATGCCTCTACCCCTCTATCTCTTAAACACTTCGTTACTCTCTGGCTTTCCTCACAAGCTACTAACACTTTAAACATTATTTTTCCTCCTTTTTATTTATTATATTATAACGCAACTTTTATATAACCGCAATGCTATATTATAATTTTTTTATCTTTTTGTTCATGTATATTGAAGTCTTTATTTCTTAATACAATACCACCTTTTACACGTTCCGCTTTTAAATTACATGAATCCATACTAAGTCCCGTAGATAACTCAGAAATATCTTTTCCCTCTTCAATGAATTTACGTTTAGCTTGATTGCTCATGCCACAAGCTTTGATGTCAAGATAAGGTTCGCAAGGTGCGTGATTCTCTTCAATAATATGCTCTGCATATGTTTTCTGTCGTTCATAATAGGCAAAGTCAAACGTGCTTTCGCATTTCCAACAACAAAAATTTGTTGGATGCTCTATGACCTTATTCGCATTGTCAAGTCCAATCAAATGAATCGAGTCTGTATCCGCATAACAAAAACGGTCATAATTAGCCATAGCGTGACGAATTGTAAAATTCATTGCATAAGACGTAATAGCGCTTCCAATTGGGATATATCCAACTTTCTTTTCATGTTCCTCGTGCAAGATAAATCTGATAATACCATCGTCGTCAAGATATGGCTCTTTATAAGAAGAATTGTCAGACATAGCAAATTTGCCATAAAGGTTATTTAAAAAGAGTTTCGCTTTTTGTCTTTTAAAACCTTTTGAGGTTCTTTTTTCTTCTCCGTATTTATTTATGTATTCATCGAAAAAACCCTCTCTTGCATAAAACCACACATAGTCATGTATAACCAAGTCGTAAATATCATATGTTTCTTGAAATAACTCCCAGTCAGTACAGGTCATAGTGAGAGTTATATTAGTATCGTGCATCTGACCATCAATATCACGATAATATCTATAATATTCACCTTTATATCTAACGTTGGAACTATATAAATTTTCGTTGGCTTTATATAATGCACTATGCCTAATATGCAACCACGGAAAAGCTCCCCTTTTTAATTGAAAACGACAATTGAATCGTATAAAAAAATACTTATTAGTAGAGTTTATAAGTTCATCAGATGGCATTCCTGTGTGGTATTCTCCATGACCAAACGGGTATTTATTCCCACTTATACTATGCATCATGGACGGATACAAAGAATTTACGTCATACACCAACCCCTCACCTACTACCATGTGAGCGAATTTTGGGTTTACATAGCACCAACCTCCATGGTATGATTTGTGAATATAATCCCATTGATTCCATACGCCTGTAATTGATTCGTCGAGATAATCTTCTCTGATGTCAGGAAATAACTTGTCGTATTGTTTACTTTCGTAAAATCCTTTGAATTCTGATAGACAACATGACCCTATAGTTAATTTATCATGCTTTTCGTTGAACATCATTTCTAACGCTTCTTTTAAAACTAGTACATCATTTTCTATGTATTTCTTTTCGCTTTCTGATATATAACAATAAGCATATCTTTCACCGGCATAATCCATATCTAATTTTTGATGCTTCGTGCCAAATGATATTCCGATATTTTTCAATGAAGAAGGCATAAGCTTTAAAGAGTTTCGAATTTCTAAAAAAGTCTTATTCCATTTGAGTTTAATCCAATACCATGAACCCATATCCGATATGCAAGTTTGAAACTCTTTTGAGTTCATTTCTTTATCTTTACAGTGTACCCAACGCCAGCCATCTTTTAAAAGAAAATCAACTATAAAAGAACCATCAAAAGCGAGGTTATGAAAGTATAATATATTACTGCCTTTCATTGTTAGAAATCTGTTTAAAAAATCTCTTATTGAATGAGTTATAGTAACGGTTTCGCTTTCATCATATAAAGCCACGTCAGCACCAGCCCAAACCTCTGCACTGTCTTGTTTTTTACCTTTTTCATGTTCTATTTTTTCGCCCCATACGGTTGTCTCAAAGTCACAAGCCCAAAAGGTTATTTTCTTTTTTCGTGGCATTTATATTCACCTCTTTTTATTCATCTTCTATATAAATATCCTGTGTTTGTATAAAATCTTGAAATTCTGTTGAATCTTTAAAAATACCCATCTTTTGTATTATATTTGAAAAAACAGCATCAACACTCGCTTTATCCATATAAGGCTCTGTTGGAAATGCTTCTGGCGCTTTAGAATACGTATAAGCAAATAAAGCCTTTTCTTTCTCTGTTGCGTTTACTAGAATTCCGTCTGTTTTCATTCGCAAAAAGTGTGCTGTTTTTGGTGCGAAACTTTCTAATGAATCATACCATGCTTCGATTATAGCCTCATAGTCAAATACAGGTGTTGCTGTATTTACTTTTATACCTGTTTTTTGTAACGCTTTTAACTCCTTAACCGTAGTGTAGTCCTTCATTCTTGCGTATTCCTGTTCCTGTGGTGTTAATTTAGTAAAAATTCTATTAATTTCGAGTGCGTGTTTACGCCCATATTCTTTAGAGCTTATTAACTCACCTGTAAGCATATTTACAACAGATGCTTTATCACGTATCTCTTTAGCTGTCTGTTTTTTCAGTCTTTCGATAGAAGATTGAGTAGGCTTTTTCACTCGTTTAATTCTCTGTACCTGTACACCCTGCTTTTGTTGATTTCTGACACGCGCTAGATACTTATTGTATTCTTTAGCATATTGCTGTTGCAATAAGGACGCTTTTGTTTTCTTCTTTTTTATACGCTTATTAGACATCTTTTTAATCACCCTCCTTTTGTACTTTTCTTAATAATAATCCATGTGGTACACGTGTGTATTCAATACTATCCCCAGGGTGTATGTCTAAATCGCGTATTGCTTCTTTTGGAATCATAACACGAGCGGTGTAGCCACCTGTACCGCCCTTTGTGAACATTACTTTGTAACGTAATAATGTGTTTGTTAATTTTGCCATAG